ATAATTTGTGTTTTTTTATCATTAACCGGTTCAATTTTTCTTCTAAAATCTTCTGCTATATCTGAGGGAGTATTTTCATTTGAATGATTATTTTTAAGGTTAAATTTCTTATAATATTCTCTACGAATACTATCACCATTGATAAATCCGTAACTTAAACTTCTATCAACTAAATCTCTAGAAATTAATTCTATTGATTTTCTACTGTATCTATTTCCAATACCAAGATGTTTATTGCGGCGCCAAGTTGTTTCTGACGAATTCTTCTCAACACTAAAAGGACGATAATGATTTAACAAAAGTGTATCATTAAATACGTCTTTAGAATTTGAAATCCAATCAAGATTAGGAATACCTTTATTATGGTTTGGGGTGTTATTATAAACTGGTAAATTGTCTGAATTATTTAATGAATTACTTGCTCCAGGAATTGGAACTCCAGATTTATACGTAGAATTTACAGTGCTTTCTATGGTGACTAGTTTTTCTTCGATCCAGTTCTCAAAACTTGGTCTAAGAACAATACTTCCTTCCCAATAACCCATAATATAAGGATTTACATTTTCTGTAGTTGATGCAAGTTCTTGGTATGAATAAAGAATTTCATTATAATTCAGAGTAATTAAATCCCCAGTTTTTCTAACTTGTGTTGATCCAAGATTTATTGGATAACTTTGATCTGAAGTTGAAGAAAATTCATTAGTAAATCCACTAATGGATTCAGTACCTAATTGAAGATCTAGTGATGTAGTATAATGAGGGGGTCTAAGAGTATTTGAACTAGTATCTATAGTACATCTAAATAAAGGATTTTCTAAATCGTGATATAAATGTGAACTAAAATTATCTACAAAAAATCCACTCTTAAATCTATCTAAACCAGTTACAGCATCCTTTATTGAATAATTTTCAGTTTTGGATTCAAGCATTGTTAAAGTTGTATATTTCTCTAACCTACTAACACGGTCTTCTATAAGAGAAATATCACTCATTCTATATCTCTTGTGTTGAGATATATCTACTTTTACATTTTTAACATTGAAAAGAAATGGTGGGATTGTTATTCTTGCAATATCTAAGGTATTTGTAGGTAAATTTGGGGGAACTGGAATTTCATTTGGAACTCCTTTGGCAACTTCAAAAGTTCCTCCAGGAGTTAAATATAACAAATCGGTTCTAGGTAAGAAATAAGAATAGGATACTATAATGTTTTCATCTGGACATAATGTATATTTCGCATATTGACCTTCACCATCAAAACGTCTTGCTGAAAATTCAAATGGAGATTGTGTAGTAGAAGTAAAGTTTGAAACTCTTGGTCTTAAATCAATAAAATCTGAAGATCTAAAGTTTCCATAAATTGGTATATCATACTTAAATCCTTCTGCAGGATAACTATTTACTGTTATTACTTCACCAGTGTCACCGGGATCAATGGTATAATTTTGGAATACTACTTTTATTTTTCTTGTCGGACTCTCAGTATTATCCTTTTTAACTATTCTACCGTAGTCGTAAAATGATGGTCTTTGCCCATCATCTAGATAAAAATTCTGAGTAATGTCTTTAGATGATGTTAAAAATACATTAGTAATTGTAGCAATATTTTTTGATTGACTACCAGTGATTATTTCCTCACTTACAAACTGAGTATCATTTAAATAGACATATTCCAAATAATTAAACAGTGAACGACTGACAATTAATCCAACGGCACCACTTGTCTGCCCAATTATTTGTTCACCAATAATAAAGTCTTGATTACTATTTGAAGGTCCAGAAAAACCAGTAAGTTCAATTTTTGGTAATACTGGTTCTTGCGTATCTGTTGACTCTAAAACAGCAACAACTCTTACTACGTCCGGAACATTTAAGCAAATTTCTGGATCCTGAACTCTTGTACCATAAACATTACTATATGTTAATCCATCATTTAATGTAGTTGTTCCTATTCCAGAAGATGTTTTGATTGATTTATCTATAACTAAAGTAGAAGCCTTATTTAACTTTTTAATTTTATGATTTAACTTTGTATTTTTTACTGTAGTAATTACATTTGCAGTTCCACTTGTTTTTGATAACCCATAAAAAGTTAATATCTTTCCAGTATCATCTAAATCATATTTGTCAATTCTCATTGGTTCAATAGTACCATCAGAGTATGTAATAATAAATCTATCCTCATCAAAAGAGGCAAAGAATAAATCACTCTCAGTAATTGATAAAGTAATAAAGTTATTGGTAAAAGATACGTTATTAAATGTTCTTCTTTGCAATATCTGTTGATTTTGTAAATTCACATTTGAAATATTTTCAAATCTAAATTTGGTCATTAATGATGAATTTGTAGAATCGGATAATCCAAATACTTTAGTAATATTATTGACTTCTACACTTGTGGAAGGTAAAGCACCGTTACACACTCCAGACACTGAAGTAATTTCCGAAATAGTAAATGAAAGTCCATCACTAGAAACACTTTCAACTTTATTGTATATAATATCTCCAGATAGTGCAGTGCTAGCGTATGAAACTATATCTCCTGATTTAATTTGATTAATAAAGACAATATCAATTCCAGCAGAAACTGTACTAATTCCTGAAGAAGGTTGTGTTATCTTAAATTTAGTCCCAAGAGGTGCAATTGGAGTTTTTTGGGATAAAACAACGTCAGCATTAAAAGTTGTAATTCCGACATTTGAATATATTGATTTTATATCAGAAATATTATAATCTGTTATTTCATTAATAAGTCTACCATCATCAATTCCGTTAATTGTAATAGGTTCATTTTCTAAAAATGAACCAGAAACGTCATAAAGAGTAAGAATTCTTGAATTAGTAATATTTGAAGTTAAGTAACCAGATGCTTTACTTTTTTTACCTCTAATTAAAGCAGGTGTTGATAATGATGTAATATTAGTAGTTAATCCAACTTTAGTGTAAGTTTGAATATCAAATAATCTTAAATTAAGTCTACTAGTGTTATTAACATAGTCTGTTTCTGGGATAAAATCATATACTCTAGCAACACCAATTGTATTTCCAGAAGGACTATGTGAAGATACACCTATCCTAGAATCTTTTAGTTCCACATAAGATGTTGTTCCTAATCCAACAATGGGAGATCCATACCCCCTATTTAAGACTAATGAAGTTCCTGCATCATATCTAATGACTTCATTTTCTATTGATTTAGTAGTTCTTGGTTTTTCTATTATAACTTCTGTTGATGATATTTTCTCTACATCATAACCATTCACATATGCTTTTCCCGGACCAATCTGATAAATCATTAAATCATCGGATGGAGTATCACCACTTGAAGTTAGTTGATTTTCATAATAAAGTCCATCAGTCCTAGTTCTATCATTTAAAGAATCTCTAACATAGACAGTAAATGGTCTTACAAAATAATCACCCGATTCATCATATGTTCTTCGAGCAAGTTCATCTCTAATTAAACTATACTGAGTTGTTTCCTGCCTAAAAATTGGATTTCCATCTTCAATTCTAGCAATTTCAATAAAATTACTAGATGATTCTAATATACCTTTTTTAGAAAGTATTAATTCTATTTTTAGTCTATCTGCTCCAGGAGCAGTATAATTCGAAAATCCGCGTGCATTATCAAAAAGTGAAGGATCTTCATCTGCAGAAACTATGCTTTCTAGTACATCAAATCCTATTTTGTAAGAAGGAGATGAACTATATTGATCTAGTAATATTCTTTGATCTTTTACATTAATAAAATGCCCACGAGCAAAATAAACACCACCTGTGACTATTGCAGAAGATCCAAAAGAATTTGAATTATTACTTATAGTATTGCAAATTCCTTCTCCGGATTGTACAGTAAATCCTAAATCACCGTAAGTCAATGAAGAATCTAATAGTAAAGTCTCCCCATTAAAAAAGGTCTTATTTTCTAATTGAGTTCCTCCACTTTCGATATACTTTAAATATAAAGTAAAATTATTTCTTTGAGATTCTTCTGCCCTTAAAATATAAACAACCTCAGCCAATACGCCACTTAATGAACCTCTTAATTTTTTACCTAAAAGATTGTTAAAATATAAAGAAACTGGTGTTCCTAAATAAGTACTTTCAATCTCTACAGCAGGAAGAGGAATATCAAATCTAAATTTACCTGGTATTACAACCGATCCTTCTTTAAATAAATGCTTTCCCTGCTGCTCAACTTGATTTTGAAGAATTGATTGTAATGTTGTTAATTCTCTAGCCTGGATTGGATATCCTGGTTTAAAAAGAACTTTATGATAATTTTTTTCTGGATCAAAATCATCAAAATATGGTGATACGTTTAGGTTAGTTTCCTGTGGCATAATTCTTTAAAATTGCAAAATGACTTTGATATCTTCTTTTTGATTTTGAGACCTAGTAATTGATGGTCTGTTGTCAACGTAAATAATATCTCCAGAATGTTTTTTTACTTCAGGATTTGATAATCCACTTACAAACTCTTGACCAAGATAGTATGTTTTATTATTTATGGTGGTACTTGATGCGGGTGAAGATGTACTTCCGAAAGAAGTATCTATAGATAAAGAGTATTGATCTCCTACTATCGATAAACTTCCTCCAGTGCCTGGAGAAGAAGTAAATAAAACATTGTCAAACCCATAAGTTGGATTTGAATTATTAGAACCATCAAAATTAAATCCATATAAAGTTCTATCTTGCCAATACTTTAAAACTCCAGTATTTGAATCATAGGAAACAACTTTTCCGACTGCGGTTATTCCTGTTGAAACTGTTTGAGTTATTAAACTGTCAGAATCATAGACTGCATCTTGAAAATTCCCAGAAAGTTTTATTGCGTTTACTGCACTAACTTTATCAGTTGATAAAATTTCTTCGGACTCATATGCAAGGGGATCTTTTATAATTCCAAATCTTGCGACTTGATTGCCTATGATAAAATCTGGGTTTTCTAAATCATTTTCTACCCTAGAATAAACTAAAACATTATAAGCACCAAGTTCTCTATAAATATCATAACCATGACCTCCAGTTGGAGGAATAACAACTTCAAATAATGGAGAAGTAAATCCAATATTTGTCGTTGTTATATCACTATTTTCAAGATCAACTGAAGCATATGTATAACCAGATCCACCATTAGAAACTGTAATAGATTCTACTTGAAAATTATCATTAATAATAATTGTTGCTTCTGCTCCAATACCATCTCCTTTAATAGGAATATTGGAATAAATTCCAGGAGATCCGAGATTGTCTCCTCTACTTCTTATAATTACATTTTTGATCTGTGTACCAGTAATTGCATTTTCTTTAATTAGTGACGTTGCAGAATCTTCACCCCAATTTTTAGGAACGGGAATGTAGTTAATTCCATCAAATTTTATAATATCGCTAGGAGAAATAGTATACAAATATTTCCATAAATAACCATCACCACTTGTTCCGGCAGGTCTTGGTTCTAAATCTATAAATGTAGGTTCATCTAAAGATGGCCTACCTTCAGGATTTTCTGGATCTGCTCCGTTATGAATACAAACATAGACATTATACTCACTATTAACTATGTAATAGTTTGCGGAATATAAATTAGTTGCTTGAGAAGGAAGGGATAAATTATCTCTAGTAATTTTATGACGATACATGTCATAAGTAATTCCCGATTGCCAAGAAATTTTTCTAACTACATGTTTAACATCTTCTGGCTTAATTTTTTTTAATGCAATTATACTATCCCAATAGGCACTGTTATCATCAAAACTATCCCTTGGTGCTGGGGGATTTCTATCCCAGTTTGAATCATATTCAGTTGCATTTGGGAGTCCGATAAAAACATAATATGAATTAGAAGAAGTTGTTGCAGACGAAACAAAATTCTTCGCATTCAATATTCGTAATTGATCAGTTATAATTGCAGACATTTTACATGTTTTTTATCTATTTATGTAGTAGAATAGCCAATGTATTTAAGAGATTTGGATCTAATAACAATAGGTGAAGTTGCAATTCCAGAATAACCATTTATATTTGCAGTAAATGATTGAGGAATTTTTCTTGTTAGATTTGTTATTAATCCCCAAGAATAATTACCAAAAAACTCACTATATCCAGTTCCAATTAATCCATTATAATTTTGAACACTTACTACAACCCTAGAAACATTTGTAATGCCAATACCAGGAACTGATGTTTGTGCAGTAGAAACTTTAACCGCGCTATAAATTCCATCTAAGAAAGTAGAACCAACACCTACAATAGAACCTGATGAATTCATTGAAGTAACTCCATTACCTATGTTAGAATTGCTTACAACAAAAAGGTAATTAGTTTGTATTCCACTTATTCCAGTTGTAGCAACTCCTACATTTATTGATGAATTCCTTAACGCAGAAAATGGAGGAACAAACAAATCAAAAGTAATACCAGTTGCAGCTACTCCTGCAATAGATGTAGTAGCAACACCAACTATAATACCAAAATCTCCAGTATATGAAACATTTGTAATATCTTCATATACTGCAAATGGAGATTCTATCAACACTATTGGTGGATTGGATGATGTATATCCAATTCCGGGATTTGTAATAATGATTGATGAAACTGTTCCTCCTGCGGATATTACAGAAGATACTGATGCTGTTGTTCCAATACCAACCGTTAACCCAGATCCTACAGGATTTTGAATGATTACAGAAGGATTTGTTGAGTATCCAACACCACCATCTGAAATTATTATTGATGATATAGTACCAGCAGTAGAAACCACTGCAGTGGCAATCGCAACAGATGTTGTTGTTTGGGATAAAATTCTAATAGATTTTTGGGGAATGTTATCAACATTATTTTGAATATATTCTTTCCCACTATCAAAGAAAGTCTTTACACTTTCAACAAAAATAGTTGTTGAAGAGGTACTAACATTAGAAATAATATTTGTAGTTGGGAAAATTAATGGTTCATATATATTTCTATCTTTAGAGACATATCTTCCATCAACAAATTTATCTTCAGTTTGTCTGCATAATGTAATTGGTCTCTTTAATGAAACATTTGAAGAAATTCCAATACCAAAATAGGAATTTGTTACGATCAAATCACTACTATTAATTTGCTCTGCCAATCTATCAGTTTCGTCTAAAAGTAAATCTGTAGAATTTATGTTTACTATGTCACCAATTTCAATTGGTTCTAATATATCTATTGTTTGAGTGTCAACTCCACCAGTCCCTTTATAGAAAAGAATTTTTAGAGAATCTCTTTCATTTGTTGAGGAATCAAATTTTAGAGGTTCTGGGAATTCGATAACACTTCCTCCATTAAAAATGTATCCTTCTCCTGGAACTTGTAAAACATCATTTATAAACACCAATAATGCTGCTTGAACATCTATACTAGAACCTTTTCTTGCTCTAATAGAAATTTGTTGCCCATCAACTTTAATCGGGAATATTCTTCTTGTACCATCTATTAAATCCTCAACAGAATCTAAAACTTGAAGATCCCCAACTGACCATCCATAGAAAGTGTCATTATAAATTTGATCAACTGTTAAATTAAATTCTTTAAATGATACCGAAGTATTTGTGGGAATTCCTGTAGATCCTCCGATATTTACAGTTAAAATATCCCCAATTTCATACCCAAACCCATAGTTTGAAATTTCAAAATTAATAACACTAGATCCTTGTCCTACTATAATATTAACTCTCGCACCAGTTCCAATTCCAGAAGATGAAGAGTTATAAACCAATGGAATGTTATAATACGAAAGAGGGGAATCGAATATTACTTTTGGTGGATTAGTTGAAGTATATCCTGTTCCTGGATTTGTAATAGCAACACTTACAATGTTACCATTGCTTATAGTAGCGGTTCCTATCTTAACAATATTAACTATTCCTGTGCTGGAGGTTGCTACACTTACATTAACTGATGTTTGAATTCCGGAACGATATCCAGATCCACTATTTCCAATACTAATTGATTGAATAGTTCCAGATAAAGATACGACAGCAGTTCCTCCAGCAGCAACAAGTGGTTGATATCCAAATCCTTCAGTAGATGCTACGGAAAGTATAATACCACCTCTAGGTAAACCAGTCTTATTAATATCAGAAGTATAATTCGATAAAGTACTGGGATCAAAAGTGATGCTGGTAATACCGGAAGATTCCTTTAATGAATATTGATTTTCTTCAATTAGACCAGTATTTTTAGATGGTGTTTGGAAAATACTATTAATTAAAACTATTCCATTTGAAGTAACAATTCCACTAATATTAGAACCATTTGAAGTTAATGTAAATTCTGTAGTAAATCCAGTGAAATTTGGAGATATACTATCAAAAATATAATTATTTTTGTAAGTTTCTTCTAAAGAATTTTCAACACCGGATCTTATAAAGACTCTACCATTAAATTTTGAAGTAGTTTCTAAATTATAATAATCTTCTTCATCTCCCCTAATATTTGCATTCAAGAATGGAATTTTTCCAAAAGGAGCTTCTGAAAAATACAAAGTATTATCAACTATATTATATTGGCCGGAAATTTTTGTGACGGTATCAAATGTATTATGATTTTCTGGAGAAGTTCCTAGAAGGGGTCTTTGGACTAAAATTGAATTAGTACTGCCAAATCCTACAGACCTTATTTTCATAATTTCATTATTTATTCTAATAAAATCACCACTGTAAAAATTATTTACCTCGGAAATTTTTATTATATTTGTATTTTTAGGTATTGATGTTGTCAACCCAGTAGTAATGGCAGTTGACACAACAGGAGATTGAATAATATTATCTATACAGATTAAACATTTTGAGTTTTTGTTCTGAGAGGTCAACTTGTGAGATCCTATTCCAACAGAAGTAATATCTAAAACTTTTGGTATTGTAAGAAGTGCTTCTGATGCTGAAGCGGCAACTTTTACTTTTAAATCATTTACTTTTACAATATAAAGAGTGTTAGGTAATTTATTCGTATTTCCTATCCCAACGATAGAAGTTGTAGCAATTCCAATAGCATTAATAGTAGATGTATCAGAATCTTTATAAGAATATTCTACCTTTTCCCCAGTCACAAAATAATGATTTGGAATTTCTATAGTATTATCATTAAGGTTAACAACACTAGTTGAAAAAGCATTAAAAGTCTTTTGGAAAATTGGATTTTGATCATATGTTAAATCAAATGATTTTCTTATATCAATTTCAGTTCCAACATATTCGGAAAATGAATTTTGAATAGAAAATCCATTTCCAAAAGAAAGTTCTGTAGGGTATGTTTCATCTAGTTCTGATACTAAAATTTCAAAAATTCTAACTTGAACTTCAATATTGGGAATAGGTGTAAATAATAACCTACAATCAGAACCAGAGATATCTGTGGTAAACTCACCTAAACTATCGTTGCTTTGAATAATACCAAATTCAGAAATTCCTGATCCTTCTTCATTTCTTACAATAATAATTTCTGAAGTTTGATAATGATTATTTGTCAGATCTTCAATAGAAGCTATGTAGTAAGATCCATTTGAAGCACTATCAAAAGTTGAAATTACATTTGCTAATGGAGTAGGTGATGAAGATATAGAAACATATTTTGAACTAATACTACCATTGGAGTAACGTTGTGTATCAATTCCAGTGGAAATTGTATTGCCAATCGAAACTACAAAAGTATTAACAATAATACTAGATCCATATCCAGTTATTGGATTTATTTCAACATTTAAATCTCCCCCAATAATATTAAAATTAAAAGTAGATATGCCTTCAGTAGAATATGAATTAAGTGAATTGGTGTTCATCATTCCATATTCTAAGTAATTTGCATTTGTTCCATCATTTAGAAGAGTTAATTCATTAACTTCATAATAATTTCCATCTGTAGAACCAATTTGAACTAGAACTTTTGCTGACCTATAAGTAGAAGAAATACTCACAATAGAAGTAGTGTCTGCAGTGCTGACAACAGAATTGTTAGAATAAATGTTTACTATATTTCCAATGCTAGTGCTGCCTACTCCAGATGCAATATTTGGGAAATCAATAGAAAGTAAGTTTATATTATAAATACGTTCTGAAAAAATGACAGGGAAAAATCTTACCTGACCAAATCCGGAACTAATTAAGAAATCAAATGACCCTAGAGTGTATTCTGTAGATGTAAATCCATATTGATTTAAATAACCAAAATTTTCATCAAATAAAATTGATATTATGCCAACTTCAACTGAATTTGTATATACTTTATCTTTTATTCCAAAGAAATATTTTTTATATCTTGGGGTAAGGAAAACATCATCAAGTATTTCAAAAGAATCTACGACACTGAATTTATTTGATCTTGGATTACTATTAAAAAGTTCTGATATATCATCTAGAATTAGAACTCTATTGCCAATAGACTCTATGTAATCTTGAAGTATTCTTGAATTAAATGTTATTTCATTAGAACCTATTCTGTCATCAAGTAAAATATTATTTTCTCTTACTAAATCGAAATCATAATAGCAATTTACACTAGCAACATTATGAATATCTGCTATTCCCGATATATCACTGCTATTCTGATCCTTAAACATACCAGTTGACTTTGGATCAGAATCTACTATTAAGTCACTAAATTTTTTAAATCCTGATGTGTGAGTTAATTTACTCACATTTTCATTCCATTTTTCATATTCAACTTTTGATTGTATTGAATATGAGAAATACTGATAGTAATCACTATCGTGTATTCTTTGAGTATTATAATTTAAGAAACCCGTTTCTTTAGACCATCCTTTATTAGTAACTTTGGATGGAGACACATTATAACTTAAATCAAATTCTCTTATTTTTTTAATTTTTGCCACTGTATTTGATGAAGTTCCTCTGATCTCATTATCAACATAAAATTCATCTACTGTAGAAACTTTAATAATATCTCTATCGGTGTTATGATTTTCAACTATACCAATTGATCCATTCGATTCTATAGTTTCATTTTTGAAAAATTTCTTTTTCTTAGTTTTAACTTCAAAAGTTGGCAAATCATTTGCATTAATAATTCTTCCTGAGGAATTCAATAAATCATATGTTCCTAAAACGTCAAAATCACCCAGATAATCTTCCATACTATAAGTTATAGTACCTCCAGAACCTCCAATATTTGGATCTCTACTTATGATTACAAATGAATTATAATCATAGTCTGAAGAATTATAACCCTTTAATGTCGTTCCTATTCCAACACTTACATTTTCAATAATAACATTATCACCAACAGAAAATGGGAAATCTACTAATTCACTGTAAGATTTTGCTAACCCAACAGTTACAGTTTTATTCGAAGAGTTATAAGAAATTGAACTAATTCCAACACCATTACTGTTGTTTATTGGTATAATTCTTGGAACATAACTTCCACTAATATTATTTGTGTTTCTAAGTATTTTTACAGTATGGTTTTGAATATTATAGTCTAAAACAACATTTTCAATTTTTTTCTTA